TTTCAGACGTATTACCAATCTCAATGATGCTTGAGGTCGTGCTGAAGGTATTACTGAAGGCCGTGACGTTAGACCCGTAGTCGGTCACACGGACAGGGGTTGAGAAGTCAAGCTCAATTAGCGTCGCTAGTCTAAATCCATCACTCGCTAGAGCCGTTCGCGTAGCAGACGCTATCCCTCTTGACATCAGACCACCTCAATTATGTCCACCTCAAATTCGTAGAGGTTATCTACCCCGAGGCTAAATTCCTGTACGTCATTCGCTAGTCTAGCAGTAATCGTAAAGGTTGACGCGGGGTTATCCGGGTCTGGCAGGGTGATACTGAACGTCCCTAACATCCCCTCCTGGGAGTCGATGAAGGCGTAAATCGGGTCAAACTCAGTCTTCGTCATGGGAGGGAAGGTAAGAGTAAAGTCCCTCCGGGTACTGCTCAAGGACCGAACCTGAACGCGACCATTCACCGATTCCGATGACAGATTATAGTGCTTTAGCCGCGTTCTTACATCGGTAAAACCTGGGCTAGTGGGGAAGGTGCCGCTCATTCAACTAGCCTCCGTCCACGGTTGTTCACCGCATTGTTGATCAGGGAAACGATGACGCCTCGACGCTCAACTAGAAGTCGGTCGAAGTCCTTGGTGTCATTAGCCTGGATGTTGAAGTTCACATGTACTGGCTGAGCCATCTTACCGTTCTTCTCGTGGTCAACAATGGTCTCATTCGGGTGAACCATGGCAAGCATACCGCCCTTGCCGTCCATGCCCCCTACGCGCGCTCCAGAGCCCGTATAACCACCCCCTTCAAAGGAGGCAATGGTCTGGCCTGCAATCATCCCAGCGGTCGCAAAGCCCATCACAGCGGCTAGATTAGCGTGAACTTCACCAACAGTCGCAAGAGTGGGATTAGCAGTTGCTGCCGCCAGCTTGGCGTAAGCCTCTCGGATGCTCATAGCGGCAGATAGACCGCTGATGATTGCATTTGCAGCGGCTAGCGTCTGGGACATGACGAAGAACACTTTCGCTGCCTTGCCGCCTTCTTCAAAGGCACCAGAAAGAGCATCAATCTGCTGGCTAGTGGCGTTGAGGACAACAGCGACGTTCTGCATAGCCATGCGAGAGGCTTTGTCCGCCTGCTCCTGAAGCTTGGTTGTAGCCGCCGTTTGAGCTTCTGCCGCCTTCATAATCAAGGCAGTCATGCCCTCTTCACCACCCAGGGCGTCAAAAGCATCCTTGTTGCTGTCTTTAAGAGTTTTGAACAACTCAATGATGCGAATGATCTGATCAGCATACTTCTCTGCCGGGGTCTTCAGGGAGTCAAAGATCCCCTCAAGTTCCTTTTGCGCATCGGCGGCGGCTTTAGTTTCTGGTAGAAGATCAACAACCTCTTCTTTTAATGCCCGCAAGGCCAAAACATACTGCGTCAGATTAAGGTGACCACCGGAATACAGGTTAGATAGCTTCTCTACCTCAGCCTGATACATCTGCTGAGGAGTCATAATTGACTCAATGACGCTCTGAGCCTCTGCGACAGCATCAGAGAAGGAAGGCATTGCTTCGCCTGCCTCTCTTACGGCTTGAGCATACTGATCAAGGCTAATGAAACCCCTGTCGTGCATCTCTTTGAAGCGCTCAATCTGAGCAAGATAAGCATCCTGCTCGGTCATCAGGTCTTCAATGAGGTTGATAGAGTCTTTCTCTAACTGATTGACACGACTCTTCTCTTTTTCCTGATCTTTGTAAGCTTGAGTCGTCTTATGCAGCTTTTCCGCCTCTGCATCAATCAGTCTCTGATATTGCTCTTGATACTTGATGATGTCAGGGCCAAAGACGATAGCCAGTTGCTTAACAGCTTCGTTGTAGCGCTCTTGGGGAGTCTTCGCATCATCCAAGGCTTTGCCTAGGGCCTTAAGCCTTTCTGATTCAGGCATAGGAGTTACAGACAGCGCTCCTTGAGGAGCCATTGGAGGCGCGATCTTCTTCGGCCCCTTGCCTCGCAGTTCGTTCGCACGATCAATGGCTACCTTAAGGCGCTCATTCAAGCCATCTAGCTCTTCGTACTTGAAAGATAGTTCGTAGAAATTGGCGCCACCGGCTGACTCAAGCTCTTTGATCTCTTCCCTTATCTGGGCGATAGCTTCTCTCAACTTCTGAGGAGCTTGTCGGACCTGGGCATCACCCATGGCCTCCATGCCTTCAATGAATTGGTTGAAGGCCTCCTCAGTGCTTGCGATAGCCCCGACGATCCCCTCAAAAGCAGCAGAGAACCCAGTGAGCTTATCAATGTTATTAATCAGGAGATCTGTCTCAGTCCTGAACCGGTTGATCTCAGCACGAAGGCTCTCCGCAGCTTCCTCAACATTAGGACCGAAAGCTTCATTCAAGACAGTGGTTAGCCGGGGGAGAAGGTCAGAAGCGAGGACCTCGCCATTCTCCAGCATGTCGTTAAGTTCAGCGGTGGTAACACCCATGGCCTTAGCGGCGTACTGGAAGGCGCCAGGAAGCCGCTCACCGAGCTGCTGGCGGAGTTCTTCTGCTTGGACATTACCCTTTGAGATCATCTGCTCAAGGGCTCTCAGGGCGCCACGAGTGGAATAGGCATCAAGGCCTAGAACCGTTGCGGCCTGGGAAACAGCAGAGAAGATATCCCGAGCCTTCTCCCCTTCCAGAGAGGTTCCCCGGGCAGCAGCAGCGAATTGAGCGTAGGTCGCAGCAGTGGTCTTGAGATCAAGGCCTAGGCGACGAGACTCTTCGCGGATGAAGGCAAAAGCCTTCGCCCCCTCCTCTGTGGAGCGGGTAGCGAAAGCCAAGGTACGGTTAATCCGGTCAAACTCAAGGTTGAGGTTGACGATAGTTGAGGTGGCCTTGTAAGCGGCGCCACCTACCGCGAATGAAGCAAAGGCATTGCGAACACTGGACCCCATGTTGGTCGCAGACTTCGATGCCTTGTCCATGGCGCCATAGAAGCGCCCGAAGACTACGCTGAAGCCGTCTTTCGCTATAAGGTTGATGAAGGAGTTCTGGTTACTTTGCACGCTTCTGCCTCTCTTCCTTTAAGCGAAAATACGCCGACCAACCCATGTATTCGCGTATATCCATCTCCATGATTTCAGCGACCGTTTTATGCAGTAACTCCGCGAGGAAGTACTTAAACTGCAAGTCACGGTCTTGCTTTAGTTTCCCGAGACATCCTCGTCGGTCGGATCACTGGAGTTGATCTCTCCAACGATCCTGGCGAGTACGTCAGGGTCAACTCCACGGAGCAGCTCTACCTTCTCAGCCTTCTTGAAGACAGGCTTGCCCTCACCATCGATTAGACGGTGGATAAGGGTGAGGACCATGGCCTCGGCAGACTTACCACCGCTTGCCGCTTCCATGATCTCACCCAGATTGTGCAGACTGATTCCAGGCCTAATGTAGACCGTAGTGTCCCACTCGGGGATATGAAGCTCCCTAGGCTCAGCCGTTAACTTGGCTTTGTAATGAGCCTTCGCCTTCTCCAATACACTCATATTAGGCCACCGTGGTCTCAGTTAAGCCGCCGCTACCCTGAAGCGAAATGCTGTGGGTAACCATGGAATCACCGTCAGCCGAACGGCTGATGCCCGTGACGATTGCGGTCCCGGTGTAGTAAACGTCACCAGTGGTGTCGCCTTCGGGATACACGTTGAAGGTCACTTCTGCACCAGCGGTGAGAGCGCCTTGGCCCGTGGTATCTTCCTCGTCCCAGAACACTTCCATGGAAGCGGTGAAATCGGTCTTGGAGGCAACGTAGGTGCGGGCAGCGTCTGCCATCACCGTGGTCTCAATAGTCCCTGCGGACTCATCAATGCTCCAAGAACGAACCTCTGCGATCGTATTCGCCCCAACCTTCAGGACGCCTTCCGACCCCTTGTGAATAGCCATTAGTCTTCCTCCTGAGCCTCATCGGCCTCATCAAATTCCGGCTCAGCCGGGAGAATTACAGGCTCCGCCTGTGCTATCACAGGGCAGGAGATTTCCCAGCCCCGCAATTCCATTAATTCCACTTTGCTGGGCAGCACCTTTACGGTGGTCTCCCCGAGCTTCATCTCGACCATCATACCGATGTCTCCAAGTCATTCTCGACAGTTGCATAGTCTACCGAGACTTCAAGGGTTCCATAAGCAACTGGCTGATCCCCATCCCCTGAGAAGTCAGAGGAGAACCGTAGAACCTGGGTATCTTTGGCATACCCACCACGGGTTAGGTCAGCAGTAAGCGCCTCTTCCACTTCTAGGCAAATCTGATCCAGCGTGTCGTCGTAGTCCGCCACGGCCTTAACGTAGATCTCTACGTTAACCGTAACGGTCCTGACCTGAGTCCTAGGGAAGTTCATCGACCCAAAGAGGGTGGCTTCCTCAGAGGTATAGATCGCGATGCCAGGAAGACGATCCTCAGCGATGGGATAAACCCGAGTCTGATAGACGTTGTTACCCGTGGTGGCTAAGCCAGTCAGGGTCGTCGTTACGTTATCGCGGATGAGCTTTCTGACATGAGCCATTACTGGGCCTCCAGCATCAACTCAGAGATCCCAGTTCCATCAGGCATATGTACGCGAATAACGTAGCTTGCTCCGTCTACAACCATAGTGGCCCCCTCAGAAATGCCAGCTAGGTCAGCGGTGCGACAGGTAAAGCGAGGCCGAGTCATGGCGAAGGCTACGGAGCCTCCCGAATCAACCTCTTCGTATGCGTTATCAATGATCCCCGTAATAGTCGTAGCGGAACCGCCGACAGGGGTATAGGTAGCCGAAACCCCGAAGTCAGCCAGCAGGTAGGACCGATCATCTTGGGTTTCTACAGCCATTAGCCATCAACCTTCTTCGGACGACCCCGACGACGCGGTTTCGTCTCTTCAGAGAATCCAATACTGCGGTCTTCCATGGGCTGCTCTTCAGCGTGGGGAGCTACTCGACCCATCTGCATAAGAGTCCTTGCCTCAGCGTCATCAAGCTCAACAAGGGAGCCCATCCGACGAACCCGACCAGCAGCAACCGTATTTCGTAGGACTTTGTATTTCATTTGATCTCCTGAGGATCAGGGCCCCCGAAGGGGCCCGTCACCTTATGGTTTAGCTGCCGCCGTCGTTCCCGAGGCAGAAGCTCACAGCGTTGCGCACTGCCACGTCGCAGCTCTGGAGAGCCACTACGCGAACGGTGCCGCTGGTGCTTGCGGTGTAGGGGTCAACCACGATATCGAGGCCCCCGAACATGCCGACCAGCAGGTCTGCGAAGTTGCCGAAGTAGGCATCCCCAGAGGCTGCTTGGTTGGACACGATGGCGCGATAGCCATTGATCGTGCCACCGGGCTCAACCACAAACTGAGC